AAACGCCATCTGTCTGCCGCGCACCCGACTGTAGATAATCTCAGTGAACTGCTGCACGTTGTATGTAGTCTGACCGGCGTAGCTCTGCGCGGAAGTCACTGATGGGTTTGTAGACACCCCATAGCCAGCACCGGGGTTTTGTTTCGGGCGTACTGTGAACGTCACGAACGGCTTATCTGAGGTTGCCCCCGATGTGTCAGAGCCGTCAAACGTTATATCAGGCAGCATCCGCCACACAAACCCATAGTTGTGCCCGTCATCAATATCAAAGTCCGACGACTGGATGTACGCGTTAATTGGGCTTGGTGGGTTAGTCTCGCCGTCATCCACCGCCGCTTCGTGGAAGACAATCAGGTTATTGTTGGTAGCAGCTTGCGGGAACTGCCTCAACGGGGAATCCAGCCAAGCAGTGCGGTTCAAAGTGCCGTAATACCACACCCGGTCAAGGTAGTTAAATATGACATAGCGGTCCACCACTGTTGAGTTTTTTGAGCAATAGAACCACCAGACTTCACTAAAACCTTCGTTGGTACCAGCAAAAAACTGTGCTTCTTGGTCTCGGTTTATGTCTGTAAACACAAACTGACCGCACCGAGCAAGGTAGACGTCTCTACCCGGCCAGAATACATATAAAACTTATCGACCCCCATCCAGTACACAACAACCCGCCGCAGTGGCTACCGCATTGGGAGAGACGATAGAGATGTTGTCGGCAAGCAGAGTGAAGCCATAGACAAACGGCGGTCCAAGGTACTGCATCGAGTAAATAGCGGCATCTGTCCACACCACAATCTCTTGGCGGGTCTGCATCGCACCAATAATTTCTGAGCCATGCGACAAGCGATAACTACCCGCTTNGTTTGTCGCCGCAGGTGTCCACCCGGTATAACTCTCTTGCTCAGACCAGCGGATAAGCAACGGGTCGAGCGGTGTTGAGTCGTACGTACCGTAGTCATTACATCCAAACGCGATAACAATTCGCGTCGAGTCTGACACCATGATCTGATTAATTTTTGATGGTACATCAGTACCCGTAACAACAGTACCACGCGTACCAAACGCAGGGGTCGCGCCAGAACCGGGTTGCCATAGATATAGTGCGCCGCCGCGAGGAGAAAACAGTAAATCTTCCCCAAAGTTAGACTGACTCCATAAACGAAGGGCTACAGAAACCGAGGAATTGCTATACGCCTCCCCCCACCCCGGGAACGTCGTAGCTTGTGAGACTTGAGCGCCAGAAAGATGGGAAGCCGCAGTAGTACCATCCGCCCCACGAACGCAACCAGTAAAGTCAGTCCCGGTCTTTCCAGAATACGTTATGTATTCCCCATCGACCCACATTGCGCCTGAAGCGGTAAACGCCGATGTGCTCACTACTGTGATGGTTGTTACTACAGCATCTATAGCGCCATTTAATGTAGATGCAGATACACCGGGTATGAACCCACCCCATGGAGACACGCCCCAACCAGTACCTACTGTATTAATAGCGGGGCCTGTACTTATTTGGTAAGCAGCATCGGTACCCGCCCCACCATCACCTATATCAGAAGCGTTTGCTGCAACGGAGGAAATTATGGTGTATTGGGTGCCCGATAGAACACTTTGTATCTGGAACTCAGAGTTAAGAATTGTTGCGGTTATGTTGCCACCAAGGCTAACTGCACCAGAGAAAATGACAAAGTCTCCTACCTGTAGTTGGGATGCACCTGTATCAGTAACCGTGAGCGTCGTAGAGCCGTCTACCGCTGCAAACGTAGTAGTGCTAGTCGTGCTAAGTCGGATTGGGGTAATGTCGTAATAAGCACCGCCATCCTCAACGTAAAACTTTAGGTTTGTACCTACACCTAAGAGATTTGCCCCGCTGAGTGCTACCCAGTTAAACAGCGAACGACATACCCCCTGAAATGTGTTGTAGGATAGCGCTGCCCAACCCCCAATTTTTTCAGGGTAGCCGGAACGAAACCGCACTTTATCGCAGTCGTACCAGCCCCCTTCGTTGGAAAGCGAAGTCCCTTCGCGGTTTACACCGGGGCGAAATTGTAGTTTCTGCAACGGCATGGTTGTTCCTTATTAAGCCAGCATGGTTTCAGCGTGGGTCTTGGCTTCGGCTACGCGGCGCAGCCACCCTTTACCAAAAGTCGCAAACGTAGGCAGACTGCGGTAAAAAGCTTCTTTTTCTGCACTGAATTTTGCCACCAATTCGCTCTGATTGGCAGCTTTTAATGCCGCCATAGTCTTGGGTCCGATAGCCCCGTCAGGTGTAGCGCCGATGGCTTTCTGCATAGTTTTTATCGCCCGCCCCGGCCCAGCGTTGACCGCAAAGTCAAACATCAGGTAGTCCAGACCATCCGGCATCTCGTCCGCCTTAACCGCATCCCAGTACTTACGCTTGTACATGGGGGCCACCACCTCGGGTGTTAGAGCGCGCATTGCTTTTTCGTCAACAACATGACCTACCCACTCTTCCCAAACCTTTTTGGTCACGCCAAGATTGGTCATGCCGCCGGGGTCCTTGGGATGGTTTACGAAGCCGCCCTCGTGCTTCAGAATGGCTTTCAGTGCGTCGTCAAAGTTCTCTTTCATTTCTTTGCCCGTATATCAATGATCTTCTCAAGCGTTCTGCCGCCAAAGTAAAACGACATTACCAGCATGCCCCACTGCCCCAGTAACTCCACGAAGGAGTCGGCAATATCAAGGGCAGAAGCGTCAAGGATTGCCAGCGCCATGTAAGCAACTAGGATGTAAACCAAGGTCAGCGGCCTGATGTTTTTAGACAGCCAGCTATCGCTGCCCATGTCGGCTTTCAAGCGCTCGGTCAAATTGTTCTGCTCGGACTTGTACAAGTCAGTATCGTTTGCCATCTTAGCAAGCTCACCATCCTGCGCCATCTTGGCAAGTTCCAGTTGCGCCTTGGCTTTCTGCTCCGGGTCAGGGATCAGTTTATCAATCAGTTTGCCGCCGATACCCAGCAGTGCGTCCAGTCCTAGCATGTCAACCTCCTTGTTGAATCATCCACCACATTGCCCAGCAAAACGCCGCAACAATTCCTGTAACAATTACTACCGTCGCCGCTAGTTCGATACGCGCCATTACCTTTTGCTTGGCTCGACGACGCTTCATTACTTCGGCCTTTTCATGCAAGCGCTTCTCGGTCTCTGCACGGCGCTTGATTTCTGCCTTGGCTTCACGGTCGGCACGTAGCTTACCCATACGTTGCCAAAACTCTTCCCACATCCCGGCTTCTTGGAAGTGGTAGATAAAGATATGCTTGATGTTGTCGTAGTACTGCTTAATCTGGCGGTCTATTGCCATCAACTCCATCACATACTCGGCATCCGACATATGGTCAGCCACTGTCTCGCCACGCTCTACCGCTGCTTCCTGCGCCACTTTTGCTTCTTCTAAATGCGCCCGATGCTCTTCGTACTTACCTGCTGCCGAGAAGAATTTTGTCACTGGTGAAAGTGACTCGGCCAAGTTCTTTCCAGACTCTACGCACTCATTGATGCTGTCGAATGCTTCCTTGGCTTCATCGGCGGCGGCTTTAATGCCATTAATTACTAACTTTACGCCCTGTATAGCCAGCCCAATTGTTATAGGGTCGATCATGGTTCATGAGCTTTCTGCAAAACATTGTTTATTCATACGAAATGTTAAACGCACTCTCTTAAAACGGCTCAATTTTTACCCTTTACTGCGGGTTATACATACTCGTACCAACCAGTAATAATGTATTTGTTCTCCGTAGGAGAAGGCACACCCCTGTGAGTATGGGTCCAGTCCACAGGCCAAATCATTGTTAGACCCTTATGCGGTTGTATAGTTTGTTTTTGATGCAAAAATTCTGTACCGCCCGCGTCGTTAACGTCGTTTAAATACGTCATCCACGCTAAACGCCGCCTATTAAATACGTGCTGCGCCCCACCGCGCTCACAGTGCCACGCATAGTATCCTTCTCCGGGGGCGTAGTGCTGGATATTAAAATTTTCTGCCCTCCACGGTGCGTTGCTGTTAGACGCGGGGTATAAGTGTATATACTGGTTACAAACCTCTTGTAACATTAAAAAATACTTTTTAAGCGCGGGAACGTAATCTATCTCTTTTGCATGGAAAGATATCTCCGTAGACGCCTTTATATTTCTGTCTACCCCAGCAGTTGTTAACCCGGGCGTTTTGTTATCCGATACCGTAAATAGCTGTATAAGCTCGTCGCAAACAGATACGTCGGATAAATACGCGCTATGTATGAAATCAGCCATTATTTAACGAAACGCCGGACCGCCAACCCACAACACCAACGAACGTCTTACACCCTTTGTTATGGGGGCTACACGATGCAATGTATACGCCGGAAAAAACCACGCCCTGCCTTTCTGTGTTTCTAAAGTCTGAGCTTCATCGGTACACGTCTTTACTTGAAATTCACCACCTTCAAACTCTGAAGGGTCCGATAAAAGCATGGACATAGACAACTTGCGTGGCACCTGTGTATCGCTTGGAGACGCATCGGTATGCCAGTTGTAGTGCCCCTGCGTCTCCCCGGTATACAACCCCAGTTGCATGGGTTCATGGAACCCGGTCAAATCAAAATGGAAAAAACGTCGATTAACTTCAGCTACTGCACCAGCAAGTTTTTCCCAGATAGGTGCAAGTTCGGGTTTTACCCCCAACCAACTAATCTGAGACTCACGAACCGCCGCATTTACATCCGCAGGTCCAGAACCCCCAACACACCCTGCCTGCAACTTTAACCACTCGGGTTGGGCAAGTAATAAGTTGATGTCTTCAGGCGTAAGAAAACCCTCCCAAAAAGCCATGTGGTCTTTACCGGGAATATTTCTGGCGGGGATTGGGTAGATCACGTTTATTTGTTCTCCATATCGTATGTTCTTTGTTTGTTGTACGAGTAGGTATTCCGCACAGTGCTGTCGCCAACCTCAAGCGCGTAGGGTCCGTTCTTACGCACAAAATGAAGAAAGACTTGCCCTGCGTAGTACCCTTCAGGTCCGTCACACTTACCCCGCCAATGTTCAACATCACAACCGGGGTAGATGACACCGTCCCCCTCGGCCAAATCAAAACGCTGCCCGCCCATGTAGATAGGCCAAGCGTAGTGGTGCGATCTGCCAAGTTGTATGGTGACACTTATCTCGCAGGCAGGGCGGTCTGTGTGCTTTTCTAGTACATCCCCGTTGCCGTAAAGCCGAGCGTATGCGTAGGTAGGTATCAGTTCTTCCCCTACTACTTGTTCAATCACCGGCCACAGTCTTTCATGTAACGTCTCAAACATATACTCGTGGTCAAGAATCGCTTTGGCGTTGGGAACCTGGCTATCGCCACGCGGGGAAAGATCAGCTTGCCGCATCAGGACGTGCGTGAAGAACTGGCAAAACTCAGCTGGAATAAGTCGAGGAACGTGAATAGCGCTCATTTGTTCTCCGCTCCAGCAAAAGCGGCGATCACTTCTTCTACGCTTGCGGTCATGTACAGTTGCACGACCTCTCGGTTCGCCTCTTGTTTGCCCACTACTGCGTGTACCTGTTGGCTCGCCAAAACCCATACGTCACCGTTTTTTGCTACAAAACTAAAAGCTTCGTTCAGGTTGTTGCCATCGACAACAAAGTATTGATTGCCGCTGTCCTGCGCTGCCGCTACGTCAATCTGATACTCGCCTTCAAAAAACACTGTCTTTTCGCCGTTGGTCTTGTAGTAAAAATTGATGACACACTGCTCATCAAAATGAATGTGTGGAGGCAACAATGCAATTCGACTCTTGCTCACGCCAAGGCACTTGCTGCGCAGCGCATCCGGCAGTCGTCTAAGTATTGTGGCCGTTTCTTTTTTCTTCAGACGCTGCCTATTGACGCGAGTCCTTTCCTCTCCGGCGAGTAGCACATGCCGGCCAAGCCAAGGCGATTCGTCATTAAACGAAACAGTCTGTGGGCAAGAGATAGGGAGTTTTTCAGCGTAGGGCATTGATAATGAACCCGTGACAGTCGCTGGTCGCCGTTACCACCTTGTTCCCACTCTTGACGGCCACCTGCATTGGGCCCGTCATGACCTTGCTGGCGACATCGAGAGAGCCCGCCGCCAAGAAAAGCTGCGTACCTCGGGGAAGCTCAGCTTGGCTACCACTTGGGAGATGCCACTCTTGCAGGTACTGGCTCAAGGGAAGTTTGTCTTGATTGACGTTCGCACCGACGCAGAACAGTTCAAGATCTTCAGGCAACGTAGTAACCCACTCGCCCAACGGGTAAGGCTTGGACAGTGTGCAGTCGCCTGCTTGGCGCTCGATCAGCTCACCTGTCGCAACATTACGAAGAACGTCTTTGCCCTTGGTGTAAAGCCAGACAAAAGGGAAATGCTCGCCGACAGGAAACACGTTGTCGCTCACTGGGTCGAGAAACACCCGCTCGCCAGCGTAAAACTGAACGTGGATGATCGTGAACCCGAACGCGCGGTAAGGAGTCAGGTTCATTTAAATCTCCTCAACGTACTCTGTCGGGTTCAGCGAGCCGAGGTCATACTGGAAAGAATTTCCTACCAGATTTTTCAGTGCGTCTACGCGAACAGGATCGTCCTGAAACTTTTCCTCCGCTTCTTGCTGCTGCGTCAGGCCGACACCAGCCAGTGCCAGTCGTTTGACGATCTCCTGCGTGTCGGTTACGTCAGGCCACACCTTCGCAGGTTGGTACGCATATTCGGGGTACGCATCAGGGTCGCTGGATTTTGTAGTGTCCGAAGCAAAAGAGACGAGCAAAGAACCGCTCTGCTCTTCGTATTTATGAATTTTCATGTAGATGGTTTGCATATCGTCCTCGATAAATTAAGACACGTTGCCTTGACGTGTTCCTGTTGCGGGCCATGTGATAAAAGGATTGCCGACAACATAGGAGCCTGCCGCACCGCCAGAGCCCCCGGGCGTAGAGCCTCCACCACCGTTTGACCCCACGGCGCCCCTACCGCCGCCGGGGCCACCAGACCCCCCTGACACCCCAACAACACGACCAGCGCCGCCACCACCACCTGTTGTAGAGGTACCACTACCGCCCGGACTGCCTCCGGGTGACCCGCCGCCGCCACTAGCTCCACCGTTAACACCTGCGCCACCGCCGCCGCCACCGCCACCAGCGGGTTGAGGACCCTGTTTACCGGGAGAGGCCCAGTTACCACCGCCGCCACCGCCGCCGCCGCCACCGCCAGCGAGTGTCCCGTTATTCGTGAACACTACAGGTCGGTTTACATAAACAGCGTTGCCACCTGCGCCACCCGGAGACCCGGCACTAACATCAACCCCGGGAATTGGAGAAGGCCCGCCACCGCCACCACCGCCGCCCATGCCTTGAATGACACCGTTGTTGACGATGGTCACTGTGTCGCCTGGACTAAATGACGACGGCACCAGCATTGCGTAGGCACCGGTTGAGGTGCTGCCAACAGTCACGTCGGGATTAACCGTGACGGTGAGATCCGTTGCTCCAGCGACATACGTCGGGCCACGGTTTGCATACACGTCATAGTTGTAGCTGTTGGCCGCAATCGTTAATGCCACCACTGAACGGTTTGCAGACCCGTAAAAGTTACCTATAGCAATCTGCCCGGAAGTCGGGATCGCGGAGTTACCCGGAGTGTTCGGAACTAAGCCTCCACCTCGGTAATACTCGCTCAAAGAATGGGGTACCGTACCACCGAACTCGGTGGCGATCGTGTTCATTGATATTGCTGTGCCGGGACCGGGAATTGGCATCTTTAGTTCCCTTTCTTCAACGCCTTAACTTCAGCGCGGAGTTCTGCAATCGCAGCAAACGCTAAAGCGCACATCTTCTCGTAATCAACCGCAAGGGTGCCGTCTTCTCGTGTCTTTACTGCTTCAGGTAGATACGGCTTAACATCCTGCGCGATTACACCAAAATCAGCTTTCTGTACAAAGTATCCGTCCTCACCGCCGTGCTTTGCAATGTAGTCGTCGGTCCAGTCAAACAACTTACCACCAATCGCGCAAGCTTTATTTAGTGCATCGGGTATATCCCGTATGTTTTCTTTAAACTTGCGGTCAGAGGAATAGAACGCTGTAACGTTATTAGTTGCGCGAATTTCACCGGTTGTACCCGACGCGGCAGTACCAACACCGAATGACCCAAACTGAACGCTAGACGCTGTACCAATAGACTGTGGCGTTGAAAGTGTAATCGACCCAGCACCGTTTGTTACAACTACTTGATTAGCTGTCCCCGTAAGCGTAGCCTTAGCTAGTGTATTGCCGGTAGTATTGCCAATTAAAAGTTGACCGTTTGTATACGTAGTTTGCCCGGTACCACCGTTAGCAGCCGTCAAAGCGTTCGTTAACGATAATGTGCCACCAACCGACAAGTTACCCGTGACGTGGTTTAGCTGCTCTACAATATTAACCCCAGTAGAACGTAAGAGGACTGATTTGCCTGTCGGAATGGCTACGCCTGTGCCCGCTGCCGTAGTGTTACCAAGAACGGTTGAGCAAAATACTGTTGCTGTTTGTCCCGAAGCATTACTAATAACATACAGCTTGGTGGCTGGGGGTACATAAACGTTGAACGGTGCGCCTGTTGTTGTAGTCAGACTAACTGCTGCGCATCGAGACTGGTCTGCCGCACCATTAAGCGCCGTTAGTGCTTGGTTCGCAGACGTGACGGAAACCGAAGCTAACCCAGAAATAGCGTCTTCAATAATGGTGCCAAGGTTAGCATTTGTTGTAATACCCCACGTACCTGATTGTTCACCAGTACCGATAAGTTCGATACGTAAATCGGGGGAGTATGTAGAAGGCATGATGTTTCCTTTATTATTTCTTCAACGCTTCAATTTCAGCACGGAGCTTTAGCACTTCCTTTGCAAGCTCCACACAAGCTACAAGTGCCGCGTTACCGTATGCAACAGACAGCATTCCAGATTCATCCTCCATAACTGCATGCTCCATTACCTCTCTAAGCGACTGCGCCGAAACGCCTACCTGTGTCGATTGTTGATCTGTGCGGTCATACACACCGTGCTTTACGTTGGAAAGTTGCTCGACAAAGTTGGGTTGCAAATCACGCCAGTTTGTTTTTACCCGCTCGTCGGAAAAAGCAGTGACGTTATTAAGCATTGTTAATGCGCCCGCACCGGTCATTGAAAACGCATTTGAAGACGCTGACCATCCTCCAATTATAAAATTATTGGCTGTACTTAACCCCATGTTTATCGCAAAAGCGCCCGTTCTATGGAAAGAAACAGACGCAGGAAATGAAGCATCCCCTCGAATAGAAAAGGAACCTGTATCGTTCGCCGCATTTATATCCGCAGTTACACCGTTTTTACCGACAATTGTATTTATTTGCGCCGTTGACGATAAATATGTAGCCGTAGTCGCAGTCGTTGCGTTGCCAGTCGTATTTTGGTTTAGTGTAGGAACATCGCCCGCCTGAATCGCAGACATCACAACGTTAGAACCGTTACCACGCAAATATTGACCTGACGTTACCGCACCAGCAAAGGCATTCATCCCACCCTGCGCAGTGGTTGCACCTGACCCACCATTAGCTATTGGCAGCGTACCCGACACATGCGTAGCTAAACCAATCTTGCCGTAAACGGGAGCCGCGCCCACACCGCCAGAAATCAATGCGTTACCTACTGCAACGTCAGCCAGCTTGGCTAAAGACGTACCCGTATCCGCAAAAAGAATGTCGCCAACCGTATACGATGTTTGCCCTGTGCCGCCAAGCGGAGCGGACACCGCTGTAAAGCCAGAGGCCAACGACCCCGCAGCAAGAGCGCCAACTCCGGTTATGCCTGTGTAAGAACCAGACAGCCGCGACGTACCCAGAGTACCTGAGCTAATGTTGCTTGCGTTCGTTGTGTCTGTTGTTGCCGAAGCAGCTAGACCCGAAACTGCCGCCGCACCTATGGCAATAGGCGTATCCACCGCGTTAGTAAGCTGACCCTGAGCATTTACCGTGAAGGTGCCAACAGAGGAAGCTGTGCCATACGACGTGGGAGTGACAGCAGTGTCTGCGATACTGAATACGTTTGATGTAAGTGTCAGCCCCGTCCCTGCGGTATATGTCCCCGCGCCGGAAAACTGGACAACGATAATTGCATCAACACCGATGGTAAACGTGGAAGGATCGAGCACCGTCTGCACCCATCCTGTACCACCGTTTAAGGTGCCTGATTTAACAAAAGTGTATGCCCCCGGTATTTCATCGGATTCATCACACAAAGGACAGCGGGTTAATACCCACGGATTACTACCATCACCTAGCGTAGTTAAATTGTACCGTCCGTTCTGTAACGCCGATGATTGATTCTTGACCAATACCCCATTTTGTCCGGGGGTGGTCGAAGTCAGGGTGATCCCATCAATCGTTGGGAAAGCACCATTGGTCGTAGCAGTCAGTGTAGCGCCGACGCCCGAAATCCCGTTATTGTAGTTTGCAGTGAGGTTTGCCGTAGTGGCCAACTCCACCGAAGGTTTTGCACGTAACCCCTCTGCAACTTCATCCACATATAACTTATTTGCAATGTCCGTTGCGTTTACGGGATCAGATGAAATCGTGCCTGATGTCAGTGCAATTGAATTTGCTGTGATCGCATCAAAGGCTTGTTGTACTGTGTATGTAGCTAAGGCATCTCTGTATACCGATCTCTCCGAGGGATAAGTACAGAATACATTTTTAGTGCCCGACGTAAACGATACAAGCGAAGTTCCCGTACTTGAAGACAGAACCGTATCACGAGAAAGTGTAGTACCTGACGAAGTGTACGTACCAATACCCACTTCCCAATCGCCTGTTACAGGATCACTGATAGCGTAGTAAGTTGTGTTTGCGTCGCCAATTGCGGCAAACGATTGAAACCCAAGGACCGCGCCGCCCAGCGTAAGAGTGCCCGTACCTACCGTAGTAGTTATTTCTTGGACCCTGTCTTTAACTATAAGCGCCATGTTTTAACCCTGCGTATTTATTACTTGCCATGTGTCAGTTTGTTCGTTATGTATAACAGTCCAACCGGGAGGCGCATCAGTGTTTATGTCTACCCAATTAACTGTCTGCGAGTCGTCGATAAGCTCCCAAAGGAATCTTGCAACTAACTGATCCGCTGCCACCGCGCCTTCAGTTACTGTAGCGATAAACACCGCAGATGCCAATATCGACGCAAGGGCTTCAGTACTCTCCGCAACTGCTGCGTTAAACACAGATGGGGCAACCAATATGCTGTCTAACCCACTACTACTTTCTGCCACCGAGACACCGAATCCAGCATTTGCGCTAGTTGTATCAAGACCCGTAGCACTGTCCGATATCGCTGCGTTTAGTACTCCGTTTGCAAACGATTCGTCTAACGCATTACACAATTCTTCTACGACTGTGCTATAAACCTGTCCGCCAACTACAACATCATCTATGGTTGCTGATTCTGCTATAGCAACGGCAAAATCCACACTTGCACTTACTAGTTCGGCAGTTGTTGACGCTTCAAGTACGGCAGTCTCAAAGACCACTAATGCACTGATTGCGTCTGCACCGCCAACGGACTCTGCAATACCTGCTGCAACTGTAATTAGCGCAGAGACTATGTCGGAGGCTTCTACACCTTCAGTGACGACCACGCTAAAACTCGATGCCGCCACGACTACGCTATCTGACCCAGTCCCGCTCTCATCAGTAGTAGGTACGAAGGTCGCTATCGCTGCTACGGTATCCGCCGCTGACGCTGACTCCGCTATGTCGCTATTAAAAACAGCCCCCGCTGCCCCAAGGGCCGCAAAAGGCGCGGCTGCGTAAGGAGCATCAGCAAACACGGTTTAGGCAGCGTCGAGGCTGAAGGTGTAGGTCACATTAAGCGTGTCGCCTGACACCACAACACGGTCACCCGGAGCTTGGAAGTCAGACTCAGAAAACAAAATACCTGACGTGCCACTTGCTACTGTACAAAGGAACGCCCCGGCAACTGTACCGCCCGCACCCGAAATGGTGAACGAAGCAGGAGAAGCAGTGTTGCTAATTACTGAAGGGTCCGCAGTTGTGGCAGTACCAAATGTAACTGCCTTGCGAGAGCCTGAATAGTCGGTGTACTCCGTCCATGCTTTCGACGCAAGTGTATCCGCCGCAGCAAACGTAGTGCCCGAGCCGGGGCCGGTAATCAGGCCAAGGAAGAAAGACGCTGAGTAAGTGGACCCTTTGAAGTACTCGGTGTTCATGTTTTGCAGACCCTCATTGACCACGAGGTTGTGCTCAGTTGTTTCCCACTTCAAATTGCCGTCTTTATCGAGACACTGCACGTGAAATACGCCACCCGCCCGCATGCCGTCTTTAGTGCCAGTACGCGCAATAAGCGCCGAGGACACGTTGTCTGTTCCAGATGATTTTGCGTTAATCATAGCTACCCCTCAAGGAAAACGAATTAGTGCCGTCGTTGCTGTGTTTGCTGGCATCGTGACGGTATTGCTGGTTGAAGTAAATGTNTTATCCGAACCGAAGTCCAGCACTGCTATTGATTTGTTGCCTTGGCTTGCGTTGTAGATCAAAGCCCCACGGGCAGTGAAGCTGGCACCGGGCCACGANACNTCGTCNAAGTCCACATACACCGTACCACTNTGNACATCTACAGAGACAGTAGCCCCCGTAACGANCTCGCCACCAGCCGTGTACCCCGTACCCGCAACCTCATTAGCCGTCGTATATACGGTAGTCGTCGGGCCAACATCAGCAAACGCCGTGTACAACGCCATACGCAACGTATCGGTGACAATATTTTGCTCCGCTTGCAGCATCTGCTGCTTAAAGCTGTTTGTCAGTCCTTGGCTAATCATGGGTTAACCTTAATCTTCGCCTGACCGTCACGGTAAGCATCACCACGCTCAAGACCTGTACCCAGACGGTTCAGTTGACCTAAGGCTTCGTCGTACTTGGCTTTGTAGGTCGCCATCATGTCGGTCTCACCCTTCAAGAACACATAGGCTTCGAGCATCGTGCCATATAGCAGAACCGGCGAGTAGTTGTCGCCCAGCCACGTGCGCCCATCAGCAGCCACCGTAATTGACTCAGGGTAGGCGTAGTAGTGCAGCTCGATGTTGTATATGTCGTCTGGTGTGGGCCCGAGAATAAAGCTCAACTCATCCGTGAT